CTCACATTGAATGACAATATCATTGTACAGAGGTATTACAATGTTAAAGGATTTAACGTAGACGCTAAAAATAGTATGGAATTAGCTGACGCAGTTAATGACGTATATATGAAAATTCATGGCGATTTGAAATCTAAAACAATTTGGTACATGCTGGAGAACCAGTATCAGATTATGTCTGACCCAAAAATTTTAGACACCTCTATGACTGATGATGACGAGGTATTTAACATCTATGTTAAATATAATGACGAAGTTATCATGCATCGAGGTTGGGACGGCAAGAGATACCCACCGAAGATTAGGTACACGGTTGACGTAAGACCTCATTTAAAGTCCATTCTGAAGTCCTTGACTGAAGTTTTTTCTTCTGACAAATTGACACAGAATTATATGGAATATACCCTTTATTGAATATATTTATTAAGACACATTATTAGTAATCACAATCAACATGTCGAAAGAAAAAAATTTCGGATATCTCGGAAACACATTTCAAATTCAGTTATTAAATAACATCGTTCTTTATAAGGACTTTGCTACTTCTATTGTTGACGTGATTGAACCTAAATATTTTGATAATCAGTATTTTAAGTTGATTATGCAGGTCCTAAAGGAGTATTACCAAAAGTATGAACATACACCTTCATACAATACCCTTGAACAACTTATTAAGTCAGAAGTCTCATCTCCTATGGCTCAGAAGATGGTTCTTGATATGTTAGAGCAAGTTAAAGAAGCCCCTGCTGAAGGAGAAACCTTCGTTCAGGAAAAAGGTCTTAAATTTTGCAAACAACAAGAACTTCAGAAGGTTATGTCTAGGGCTCAAAAAATCATCGATAAAGGTGATTTTGAGTCTTATGACCACTTGGAGGAAATGGTGAGGGAAGCCTTACAAGTTGGGGAAGTAGATACAGGTACTTCTGAGGTTTTTACTAACCTTGAAGAGGTACTTGAAGAAGACTTTAGGCACCCAATCCCTATGGGGATACCGGGTATCGACAACCTACTTAAAGGTGGAATGGCAAAAGGGGAAATAGGAGTTATATTAGCACCAACGGGTGTTGGTAAATCTACCTTCCTCACAAAGATTTCAAACCACGCATTCAACTTAGGATATAACGTTCTTCAAATTTTCTTTGAAGACAATCCTAAAATTATTCAAAGGAAACATTTTACTCTATGGACTGAAATAGCACCCGATTTACTGTCAATGCATAAAGACAAAGTAATAAATAAAGTTCAGGAAATCAGAGAAAATGCACCTAACAAATTAGTTCTTAAAAAACTACCATCAGATACTCTTACAATGAATCAGATTAAAAATCAGATTCGTAAGATGACTGCTGAGGGAACAAAAATAGATTTAGTCGTTTTAGATTATATCGATTGTGTTGTTCCTGATAAGAACTTAGGGGATGAATGGAAAAGTGAAGGTTCGGTTATGAGGGGTTTCGAGTCCATGTGTCACGAATTGAACTTAGTTGGTTGGACGGCAACTCAAGGTAATAGAAGTTCTATTTCCTCTGAAGTTGTTACCACGGACCAAATGGGAGGTTCAATTAAAAAAGCACAGGTAGGTCACGTTATTATCTCAGTCGCTAAATCATTACAACAAAAAGAAATGAACTTAGCTACTATTGCGATTACTAAATCACGTATCGGTAAAGATGGAATTGTGTTTGAAAACTGTAAGTTTGATAACGAGATGATAGTAATTGATACTGAACAAAGTGTTACGTTCCTTGGTCTTGAAGAACAAAAGGAGGAAAAAAACAAAGAAAGAATCCGTGAACTTCTTGAAAAAAGGAAACAAAAAGAAAATAAATCTTAATTAATTGTCTTAAAAGATGGAGAATCTAATGAATAAAATAGAGACAGATATGCGCTATGTAATAAAAAGAAGTGGCGATAAAGTCGTTTTTAAAACTGAAAAAATTGAAGTTGCGGTTTTAAAAGCAATGAAGAGTACTAATCAGGTCGATGAGGTAATGGCGGAGAAAATCGCTCGTATTACTGCGAAGGCGTTGTTTAGAAACGATAAAGAAAGAATACCACATGTTGACGATATTCATGATATGGTTGAGAACAAACTAATGGATAACGGACTTAACGAAGTGGCAAAAGAGTATATTGTATATAGGGCTAAGAATAGACCTGATATATTTTCGAAAAGAGTTAATTTAAAACCTTATGATTATCCTGAGTTAAATGAGTTTGTCGATGCAATTAGACATTCATACTGGGTACATACAGAGTTTAATTTTACTTCAGATATACAGGATTTTAAAGTGCACTTAGATGAAAAAGAAAAATCTGCACTTGAAAGAGCGATGTTGGCAATTTCTCAGATTGAGATTGCCGTTAAAACATTTTGGGGGGACATATATAAAAGGATGCCAAAACCAGAAATCGGTAACGTAGGAGCTACATTCGCGGAGTCAGAAGTAAGACATGCTGATGCTTATTCACACCTAATACAGTTGTTAGGTTTAAACAAAGAATTTGAAAGTCTAATGCAGGTACCCGCGATTAGAAGAAGAATTAAATATTTAGAAAAATCCATTTCAAACTCAAAAAGTGTTGAGAACAAGGAATACTTTGAGTCCGTAATACTATTCTCGATGTTTATTGAGAACGTATCACTATTCTCACAGTTCTTAGTTATTATGTCATTTAACAAACACAAGAATATGTTAAAGGGTATTAGTAACGCTGTTGAGGCGACATCTAAGGAAGAGAATATTCACGCTAGTTTTGGATTTGACTTAGTAAACTTAATTAAGAAGGAAAATCCACATTGGTGGACAGAAGAGTTAGTTGAAGATTTAATTGATGCGACATTGGAAGCGTGTGACGCAGAAATCGAGATTGTCAATTGGATTTTTGAGAAAGGAGACTTAGACTTCCTAACTAAAAAACAAACTATGGAGTTTATAAAACACAGATTTAACGTATCATTAAACTCAATCGGTATTGATAGTATATTCACCGTAAATGAAACATTACTTGAGACTACTGAATGGTTTGATGATGAAATTTTAACAACAAAACATACAGATTTCTTCAATAAAAGAAGTATTAATTATAGTAAGAAATCAAAATCGATTACGTCAAACGACTTATTTTAATTTAATTATGATATAAAAAATGAAAAATAGAAAACTTTTTGATTGGATTAATGAAGAATCCATAACCTTTTTACGTAGAGGGTATTTAAGTGAGGGAGAGGAACCTTTAGAAAGAATTAGAACAATTGCAGACCATGCAGAGAAAATATTAGGAATCGAAGGATTTGCTGATAAATTTTATGAATATATGGGTAAGGGATGGTATTCGTTATCATCACCTGTTTGGGCTAATTTTGGAAAAAAGAGGGGACTACCCGTTAGTTGTTTTGGGTCTAACATTGGTGACAATATTGAATCCATTTTGTTTACACAGGCGGAAGTTGGTGAAATGAGTAAAATGGGTGGAGGAACTTCAGGTTACTTTGGAAATATTCGTGAAAGAGGTGCATATATTACCGATAACGGGCAAGCGCCTGGAGCGGTTCACTTTATGAATTTATTCGAAAGTGTCGTTGATAACATCTCACAAGGAGCTACTCGAAGAGGTCGTTTTTCACCTTACTTACCTGTAGAGCACCCTGATATTATGGAGTTCCTTGAAATCGGTACTGAAGGGTTCCCTATTCAAGATTTAACACATGCAGTAACTGTTAGTGATGACTTCATGAAAGAAATGATTGGGGGTGACGAAGAGAAGAGAGCAATTTGGGCTAAAGTAATTCAGAGACGAGGTGAAATTGGTTATCCATATATCATGTTTAGTGATACTATGAATAACAACTCTCCCGATGTATATAGAGATAAAGGGGCTAAAATTTATAATTCTAACCTTTGTTCTGAAATTGCACTTCACAATTCAGAAGAAGAATCTTTTGTTTGTGTATTGTCATCTATGAACGCTCTACATTATGACGAATGGAAAGACACAGATGCGGTTGAAACTATGACTTACTTTCTTGACGCGGTTGTTACTGAGTTTTTAACTAAAATTGAAGACCTAAAATCTGACGGTTCTATTGAAGGTAATAGGGCATTCTTCTACTTGGAGAAGGCATACAACTTCGCTAAAAGACAAAGAGCGTTAGGATTAGGTGTTTTAGGGTGGCATTCACTACTCCAATCGAAAGGGTTGGGGTTTGACACTAAAGAAAGTGCAAGATTGAATGTAGAGGTATTTAAAAACATCAAAGAAAAATCATACAACGCATCTTCTGAGCTAGCTGAAAAATTTGGAGAACCTGAATATCTTAAGGGTTATGGGCGCAGAAACGTTACACTTAACGCGATTGCTCCGACAACATCATCCGCGTTTATTTTAGGTCAAGTGTCACAGTCAATCGAACCTATATGGTCTAACTGTTATGTAAAAGACGTTGCTAAAATGAAAGTCACGATTAAGAACCCAATACTTAAAACCCTGTTACTTGAAATAGGGAAAGACACTAAAGAAGTGTGGGATACGATTAAAAAGAAAGACGGTTCAGTACAACACTTAGATTTTTTAAGTGACGAGCAAAAAGATGTTTTTAGAACTTTTTCAGAAATCAATCAAGCGTCAATAATTAATCAGGCTGCGGTCAGACAACAATACATTGACCAATCGCAGTCATTAAACTTAATGGTATCTCCTGATATGCCGACAAGAGATGTTAATAAGTTATTGATTGATTCATGGAAGTTAGGAGTTAAAACACTATACTACCAACACTCAATGAACTCGGCTCAGGCATTTGCAAGAAAGAAGTTGAATTTAAATGACCTACAATGTGTCGCATGTGAAGGATAAAAAAAGACCCGTGTTTAACACGGGTTTTTTTATAAAAATACTCTAAGTTATATTTATTGTTATGGCGATAAAGAAAACTTATGGTGTAAATTTTCCTTTTAGAGAAAGTACTGACGGTACTTACTTAGACTTAACAGAAAATGTACCTGAAGAAGTAAGGGCAGATTTACTTCATTTAATATTAACAAGAAAGGGTAGTAGATATTATTTACCTGATTTTGGAACTAGAATATATGAGTTTATTTTTGAACCTATGGATGGACCTACATTTGACGCAATAAAGTCAGATATACAAATAGCGTGTGATAAATACATACCTAACCTACAGATAAATGATATCACAATTGAACCATATAGTGAGGATGATAAGAGTCCTATAGGTGATTTAAACGTCGAGGACCAGAGCTCAACATATGAAATGTTTGATATATTTAGAACAGCGGGTGAGGGGGTTGAAGAGTACACCGCCAAAGTTAAAATAGACTATTCAATCAAAGATAGTACATTTGATACGAGAGATTTCATTATTATTAATATTTAAGGTAAATGGCTAATCGTAAAATATCATACACAGATAGAGATTTTGAAGGACTAAGGCAAGACCTTATTAATTTTACACGTCAATATTATCCTGAATTAATTGATAATTTTAATGATGCGTCAGTTTATTCTGTATTTTTAGATTTAAACGCTGCAATTGGAGATAATTTACATTATCACATTGACAGAAGTGTTCAAGAAACTGTTCTACAGTATGCTCAACAAAAATCATCTATATATAATATAGCAAGAACATACGGACTAAAGATACCTGGAAACCGACCGTCAATTGCGTTGGTTGACGTTTCTATAACCGTACCTGCTTTTGGGGACCAAGAAGATAGTAGATATTTAGGAATTATAAGGTCGGGCTCTCAGTTCATAGGTGCTGGTCAGATATTCGAAAATCAAGACGATATTGATTTTAGTACTCAGTATAATAGTAAAGGGTTTCCAAACAGAACTAAAATACCGAACTTTGATTCTAATAATAGAATAGTAAATTATACCATCACAAAAAGAGAAGTGGTTGTTAATGGAACTACAAAGGTTTTCAAAAAAGTAATTAATAGTAACGATGTAAAACCATTTTACGATTTCTTTTTACCTGAAAAAAATGTAATAAGTATAACATCTTTAATTCAAAAAGATGGGACATCCTATTCTAGTCCGCCGACATATGATGAGTTTATCACTTCACCCGATAAATGGTATGAGGTCGATGCGTTAGCAGAAAATACGGTATTTGTTGAAGACCCAAGTAAGGCGTCAGACAATCCAGGTATAAAAGTCGGAAAATATATAGAGACTGAAAACAGATTTATATCCGAATACACACCTGAAGGATATTGTAGAGTCCAATTTGGTAGTGCTACCGTAACCGCTGACGACCAACTTGCCGAGTTTGCAAGAACGGGGATACCATTAAGGTTACAGGATTATCAAAACAACATTGCACTTGGTAAAACAGTTAAAGCGAATACGACATTATTTGTTAAATATAGAATCGGAGGTGGTGCGACATCAAATATAGGGGTTAATACGATTAATCAAATCGGTAATGTAAATTTTGCGGTAAACGGACCATCACAGAACATTAATCAGAATGTAATTCAAAGTTTAAGATGTAATAATGTAACCGCCGCTATCGGAGGAGGTGACTTACCTACAACAGAAGAGGTTAGAAATATGGTAACTTATAACTTTTCAGCACAAAAAAGAGCGGTTACTATAAACGACTATAATTCTTTAATAAGAACGATGCCAAGTAGATTTGGTGCACCTGCAAAGGCTGCGATTGTTGAGGAAGATAATAAGATAAAAATTGAAGTATTATCATACGACTCAAACAGAAAGTTAACTAGTAATGTGTCTAAAACATTAAAAGATAATATTGCTAACTACCTTTCTAATTATCGTATGATAAATGATTACATATCTATACGGAGTGCTGATGTTATTGATTTAGAGTTTGAGTTCAGTGTTGCTATGACATCCACAGAAAACCAAGGACAGGTTGTAACTAGTATAGTTAATAGTGTCGAATCTTACTTATCTCCGATGACTAATTTATTAGGTAAAAATGTTAACATATCTGACATTAGAAGAATTATACAAGATATACCAGGAGTTAGTACATTGGCGGATTTAAAAGTGTTTAATAAAACAGGAGGTCAATACTCATCGTCCGAGACATCTCAAAGATACGTTAATAAAAATTCTAAACAAATTGAGTTGATAGATGATACTATTTTTGCACAACCTAATCAGATATATCAGATAAGGTTTCCTGAAAAAGATATTAAAGTCAGAATCAAACAACTTAAGAACGTAGAGTTCTCATAACGCATTCATATACTTTTATTTTTTTAAAATTAAAATTAAGATGAATAACTATTTATCTTAAAAGTATTTTATGTCAAAATCATATAGGTTTAGAACAGAAGTAGGGGTCGACAAAGAAGTCAGACTCAATATTGACCAGGACTTTGATTTCTTAGAAGTTTTGTCATTAAAGTTTAGACAAGAGGATTTGTATGATAGGTTTTGTGCGGATTATGGTGTTGTCGCTGGTAGGGTAGTAGTTAATGGAGGCTTCGGAGTTCCGAACGTCAACATTTCAATATTTGTCCCACTAGATAATGAAGACGCTAATGACCCGATAATTTCTACACTTTACCCTTATAAAAAAATAATAGATAAGAATGAAGATGGGTATAGATATAACTTATTACCTTACGAACAACAATACGGGGGGCATACACCGACAGGGACATTCCCATCTAGAGATGATGTTTTAACTAGGAGTGAAGTTTTACAAGTTTATGAGAAGTATTACAAATACACTGTAAAAACTAATGAATCGGGAGATTTTATGATTTTTGGTGTTCCTTTAGGTCAGCAAAAAATAGTAATGGACTTAGACCTTTCTAATATTGGTCAGTTTTCATTAAGACCTGCAGATTTAATTAGGATGGGTAGAGGAGTTGAAACTCAGTTTAACGGTCAACAGTTTAAAGCAAGTGAAGACTTAAATAGTTTACCACAATTAGTGAATGTTGTTAAAGAAATTGAAGTTTATCCGTTTTGGGGTGAGAACGACTTGTGTGATGTAGGATTAACCCGTACTGATTTTGACTTGAGAGATGAGGGGATTGAAATAAAACCGACATCAATATTTATGGGGTCTTTAATATCAACAGTAAAAGACCAATACCTAAGGGCCAATTGTAAACCAAAAAATAAAACAGGTGGTTTATGTAATTTAGAAACTGGTCCGGGTCAAATTTTGGCTATTAGACAAACAATTGACGTTGATTTTAGTGGTAAACCTATTATAGAAGAGTATAAACTTGAAGAGGGTGGAAATGTAATTGATGATGAGGGTGTTTGGTTAATAGACCTACCTATGAACCTAAACTACGTCACCACAAATGAATTTGGGGAGCAGATAATTTCAATAGACCCAAAAAACGGAATCCCAACAAAAGGTAAATATAGGTTTAAAATAAAGTATCAAAATGAAGGTGGGTTAGAAGAAGATGTTATACGAGCTAACTTTCTAGTGCCTAATATTAAAGAACATGGTTGGTCGGGTAGTACGATTGACGATTTACCATCAGAAGAGAAAAGAAATAAATCATATGCCTTTTCTTTAGATTGGGAGGACTATTATGACAGTGATTCCGCAATAAATTGTAATGATAGTTTCTATGAATTTAATTATAATAAAGTTTATACGGTTGCGAGTAATATTGACAGGTTTAAATGGGGATTCAATAGAAAAAAACATTTAGGAATTAAACAGATTAATGATGACAGTTGTAAGTCACTTAATAACACTCCACCAGTTAACGATGCCGTTAGAAGTGGGAGTCCTTTCATTTTTATATTTAACTTCTTATTAAGTATTATA